GGTGTGTGAACCACACCTTGCAATCGTTAACAGGTATTAATTTAGATCCTGTTCCTACAACAGCATTGTCTGTATGTTTTCTCCAATCGTGTGAAGAATATCCTAGTACATCTTGTGTCATTATTTACCTAACTGACTTTCTGCCGATAAGTTAATTGAAGTATCAATATCTGATAATTCTTTTTCTGTAAATGTAGTTTCTGGTAATACATTACCATCTTTATCTCTCACTACACCAGCGTTCTTATCTTCTTCTTCAGGTGTCATTACTTCTACCTCGTCAGCATACTGGTTAATTTCTACATCACCATTTTCTTTAGCATACTCGTCATCTGTATAAGATACTTTACCAAGGTATTCTGTTGTATCTGAATCTGTATAGTTAGCGTCAACCATATAGGTTTCAACACCATCTTTAGTTTCTGTGATCTCGTGGTTTATTTGTGAGTGATCTATACCATTATCACTTAATTTTTTATCAGCTTCATCTTTAGTATTTGCTAATACCTCTTGTTCAATAACAAGTGTATAATAAGTTTTCTTTCTGTATAGATTTTTACCTAAATCTTCCTTTACTAAAACTACTTCTATTTGTGTGTCCATAATATTCTCCTATTTCTTTTTACTATTCATTTTTTCAAAAAAAGCAACTGCCTTTTCGTTTTCACTACTCATTAATAATACGATATAATGTATCGCCTTTAATAAATCTTTTCTGTTTCTACCGTTCTTCTTACCGAATCTAGCAAGATACTTAATCGCATTTGCCTGGCAGAAATCTTTATCAATACCTAAATGTCTTAACATATCTTGTACTTGAAATCCGTCTTTCGTTGTACTGTAATGTTCAGTATAGGTTGATTTGATATAATCTGATATTTCTTTTATAATTTTATCTTCGTTGTATTTCATTAGTTGATCCTCTTATCGTTATAACTCATCACATTTGATCTAGTCAGTTTTTTGTTAAAATCTTTTCTTAAAGATTGTCTATCGTATGATTGTCCATAATCATACCACATTTTCTGATCGCCAGCAGCCGTATCACCGAATACATCTTCGTATGTTTGGTAATATTGTTTCTGATCTATCAATTCTACTTTAGTTGTCTTAGCAAAGTTAGTAGCAGTTTCTTTGAAATTCCAATCTAAAAACTTAACTATCTTTAGTTTTGTTTTTTCAGTAAAGTTTTTTCTAAACTTTTCTGGTACATTTCTGTAAACAGTTTCATAAGCATAAAAGAACTCACCTTGATATTCAGGATCCATATACTCTCTTAAATAACATACATTAAAAGTTTTATTTTTTGACATTGTAACCTTTCATTTTATTAGATAATATTCTTTTTAGTTTATATTCAATTTGTACAATTCTTTGACTACATTTCAAATTTAAAAGTTTAGCACAATACATTCTTGTCATACCTTTAATAATTCTTTCTGATAAAACAACTAGATATTGATTTTTAAAATAATTCTCATCTTTACCATTTTTGAGTTGATGGTGTGTTATAGGAATATTCATTACTATATCTGTTGCTTCTGTAATAGGAGATTTTAAACTACTATCAAAATTCATTAAGCATTCTCCGTCTTGTTAACTGTCATCATAATTACTTCGTCAACATTGTTCTCATCAATACCTAGTAAGTTAACATTCTCAACTTTAAGTATTTTTTCTTTTGCGTCTTCTTCTTTAATAGTATCATTCTTATAAAAGTTTAAGATTTGATCTACTGCTTTTTCGGCTGTATCTTCAGCCCATTGTTTTACTTTTGACATAGTGTTTTTTCCTTTGTTAGTGTTAGTGTTAAATTCTTATTCAATTTCTTAATCAGTTGATGTTGTTCAAACATTGACATAGTAGGATTATTATAACATACTTTGTTAACATTTGCAAGTCTTTTTTTCAAAAGATTAATACCTAATTGTTTTGTTATGTTCATACTATTATAATATCACATTGGCGCTAAAAGTCAAGCGTTAATAAGTGTTGATTTTACTGTGTTTTTTGATGTATGTAGAAGAACAAAGGTAGAACACCCTTTATTTCCAATGGTTTTTGACCCAAGCAATGGTATCCATATCGTATGATTCGTGTGGGTGTGGATCAGCGAGTTGTAGAGGATCAGGTTTACCGTGAAATACTGCGACTTTAGCACCTGGATATTGTTTAAAGTTCCATTGACTTCTTTTAAATCTAGGATTATATCTATCGTACCATTTAGCACTAAATGTCCACTCGTCTGGATATATCTTAAACTTATCTGGTACCTGTTTAATGCAATCTGTTATTACATTCTGGTCACCTTGTAGTCTATCAAATTTTTTCTTTTCTGATTGATATAGGTCCCACACGCAAGGTGTCATTACTTCATTATTAAATCTCATTATACTTGAATTGAAACCTTGTGTAGTTAAATTGAAATCTCTCATCAATACAACCTTACTGTCTTCTTCATATGTAAAGAAACTATCTATGTTATCTGTAATTACTACATCTAAATCAAAGTATAAACTGTCGCCTTCTAGGTTTGCCTCAGGACTAAACAATGTTAGTTTATTCCACCAACCTTGATAGTCTTCAAATGGTACTTTTCTTACTTCTACATTATCACCTTTTACTATTTTGTGCAACTTAACGTGATCTGTGTAGATAATAAACTTATGAGGTATAGTTAAATTTCTTTGTGTCATATTGTATAAAGTTTTTACATACTCTACTCTATACTTGTTGCCCCAATATAAACAAACTATATTCTTCATTATTCCTCGTTTTGATACTTTAATATTTCGTATGCCTCACCACTTGCCATTTCTTTAAGTGTGAATTGATTTTCTGCAACAAACTTTAACCAGTCTTCCATAGTTTTTCTACCTGGTTTTAATGGTTTTTCTATCTTGCTAATATCTCTACTAGTTACAGGACCCATTACACTATTTGCTTCTGCGAATACAGGTATATAATTAAACAAAGCGTCAAAAGCAGATAGACTATAATTAGTTACTAATGCGTGGCAATCTTTTAGATCATTTTTAATATCTGTTTCCCACCATTCATTACCTGGTCTAGGTTTATTTCTAAATCTAATCTCTCTATTAGTATATTTTTTAATCTCTTGTTTTGCTGTTTCTACCCACTCGTCTTGTGATATACCATTCATTTGATATGTAACTGTTTGTGATGATGGACATAGTAATATATGTTTACCTCTATCGTCAGCACGCCAACCTTTAAATTCAGCGTCTGTACCTAATTGTTTTTGTAATATCTCTAATCTAGCAGGTGTATTTACTTTACCTTTATTTGTATGAAAACTACCTTTACACATTCTAAAGTATGTTTTCTTTTCATCTAGTATTTTAGGTTCAGGATATCTTGTAATCTGACTAGATATGTAACCAGTATCTACAAACCAGTATTCTTCTTTTGATTCTATGCACTTTTTTATTTCAGCAATATTATTACCGGCTAAACCCCAAAAGAAATGTATAGGTTTGTCTTCGTCTTTCCAACCTTTTTCTATCATTGGCCATATCTGGTGTGATAGGCAAGACTTCCAATTTATTTTATGTGTTATAATCATTTTTTAAGTTTTACGGCAACCATTCTGTTAATTAATGAAATTGCAATAACCTCATAACTATATCCTAAATTATTACAAAATTCGTTTAGTGCTTTAAATTCGTCTTCTTCCCAATTATCATTCATTATCAAGTTATTTAAAATTAAGATTGTGTTTTCATCAATTACTTTATCTGAATTATTTAAAGCACATAAAGTTGATGAATATAAATCAGCATCAAAATTTATTAATGACGCCATTGGTCTTTCTTTTGAAAAAAAATCTGAAAGAGTATCCTCAAATTTACCCTCAATAAATTCACCACCTTCAATATTAGGTATCACACCGTTGCTAGAGTAAGAACCTTTTGGTTCGTTATACCAATCTTCAGGCAGTCCACTAAATGTGTCAAACCCAAAACCTTTTTTAAAAGTATTAATCAAGTATAGAAATGAAGAACCATTCCAAACACCAAACTCATAAAAAGGTTTTGTACTATCTGCTAATTTTATAACAGCATCAAAAAAAGACCATCTATCAAAAAAGATATTTGGTAATTTTGGAAGAGTAAAAACCCACTTAATTGATCTTGTATAAGGATGATCTGTGTCAATTGACCAATCTATGTTTTTTCCTTTGTAACCTTCTAATGCTACAATCATAATTTTTGCTAGTTTATTATTACTGTCTATTTCATATATTTTTTTAAGTATTACTAATGCCTCATCTATACTTGAAACCAAAGTATGTAAGTTCCAATATGATTCTATGTGATTAGGATTAGTTTCAATTGTTTTTTGTAGAGATTCTTTAAAGTTTTTTAATCCACTTATTCTTCCAGCAAATCTTTCTTCTATCATTTTATGTGTTATAATCATTTTGGTGCATAAAGTAATTCTGACTTAACAGATAATACTTGTTCATAGTTAATACTTTCAAAGTAATCTGTAATATCATTCATACTAATATTTTGTTTTACCATTACTTTCTTCTTTGCTTCAATATGTATAAAAGGTTTACATCTTTCAATAAGATTTCTAGCGCCTA